TAGCAACTTACTACCAATACCAATTGCGGCAGCGCCTAATGCAACTCCGCCTAATATATTGCCAATATTTAGACCGCTTGAGCCGCCACTTGATACCGGAGCGTTAGATTGCTGTGCATTTTGATTTGCATTAATCTGACTGATTGCATTATTAAGTATTCCGGGAGCTAATTTTTCTGTATCAAGTGCTTGAACAAAACTAGGATCTATTACACTTGGATCTGGATTAATACCTTGTAGCGGACTAGGACTAACATCATAATGCGTCTGACCAAATCCTTCAACTCCTCCAGCAGTATCTAATTTAGGATCAGTAGAACCTACACTATAAGTCACTGCTTCGAATTTAAATTTCATTTCAAATTCTCTAGTTTTATTTTGTGCATAATCTACTTTGCCATGAATAAAACTAGTAACTATAGGATTAATTAATGTATAGCAAACATATTCGTGTCTTGCCATCTGATAAACTTTTATGTAATTAAAAAATGGTGTAGTGCTATTGTTATCTAATCCATATGGTGTTGGAATATAGTTACTATTCTTTGTTGCATTTCTTGTATATGCACCCGGATTATTTCCGCTAGTGCTATCAGCATAGTAATAACTATAATAATTTTGCCATAGTTGGTTAATAAGACCCATGTTGTCATCGTGAAATTTAACAGTTACTTCTCCGAATTGACTTTGATACTGAATATTCTTTTTTCTGTTATACTGATTAAGTGTTTCTGTTTGTAATGTGAAATTAGGTAAATCTATACTTTTCACCATTAAGTTAATTTCTTGCCCGTATCTTGTTACTATATTAGCATTTTTAAGTGCCGCAGTATTAATATTAAAACTGCAATGAAACGAGAAATCAAACTTAGGTGCAAGCCTAAAGCCTTGATCTCCGAATACTCGCGCGGCATGTTCCCAATCAGCAAGCGTAACGCTTGGGTCGGTATGTAAATTAGATGTTTTAGTAAAGGCCATAGTAGTATTTATTTAGAAAATAATATACGTAGTTAATGAATAATCAATAAAAAGCCTACTTGCGTAGGCCTTTTTATTATGAACCTAAAGTACTTGTACCGCGGTTTGTTTGTACAGTTGTTGGCGAACCAATTGCACCACCGGTTGTTTGAACAGCATTGTCAAAACGAATGCTCAAATCAATCATTACTGGACCTTGTTCTTTGTAGTCCAATGTTTGCCAGTTAGTCGATTCTAAATAACAACCATAGCATTCCCATGTTTCTAAAACATTAGGTGTGCTTGATCCATTACCACCATCTAACATTTCGATACGCAATGTAAACTTGTAGTCACCTGCGGCAGCCGCTGAACTTTGTTCAAAGAAATCAAATTGTTTCTGATTTTGTTCACCGACTAATTTAGATACATTGCCACTAACATCGTCACGTAACTTAACAGCGATTGGTTCCCAAGATGGTTTTCCAGCATAGTGAATTTTGCTGTTATAAATTTCAATAACTTGATCTTGAAATTTAACGTTTGGACGAGCAGTATCTTGCACTTGTTTTGTTAGTTCAGTTGTTGGAGTACTTACACCAAAATTTTCAAAGTTCAGACGGAATCTGTACTTTAACTTTGGCATCAAAAGACCTTGCGTTGTTGCGCTTTGGTCTGATGCTAACGGTACTGTAAAATTTGATAAGGCTGCGATTGCCATTGTATTCTCCTAATTATTTTCCAAGGCCTTTAATTGCGCCAGTGTTTTCTAAGCGTAGTGGAATGTAAATAAATTCAACTGACTTAACTGGTTCAATTGCAATATCGACATAAAGTTCATTTTGGTCGATTCTGCTAGGTGTGTTGTTGCTTGTATCGCAAACTACAAGGTAGTCATACAATGCACGCTCTGCTGTTAATTCTAACAATAGTTTTTCAACTTGTTGTTTAATTTCATTACGTGTAATTGTATCATTTGGTTCAAACACGAATGGTTTAGCCAATTGATTCAATTGATAACGTAAGTAAATTACTAGACGTGCAACGTTGATACGATCTAAAGAACTAGCAATTAGCTGACGTGTTTTTTGTCCGTAACATACTAATCCTGTGCCAGCAATATATGTAATTGGGTTTACATGGATTCCGGCTAATGTATCACGTTGTCCAGTGTTCAATGCTACTGTGAAGAATTCTCCAGTTTGTGCATCAACATAACCTACACTACTTGCATTAGTTACACCACCACGACGTACACCAGCTGGTGCAAACCATGGATAAGAAACGTTGTCGCTTAAAGCGATTGTACGTAACATGATGTGACTTGGAGGAACAACAATGTTGTTACCAATCAAATCAGTTGTGTAACCCCATGGATAGTAAACTGCTGTATATGGGTCAGTAGCAATCAGACCTTGCTCGCCATCTTCTGCGGCGCCAGCTGAGTTATTACCCCAGTTGCTTAAACTTGTAGCATCTGGTGTTAAACGAGCAGGAGAATCAGCTACGATAAACGCTGTTTGTCCGTTGTCTGTATTTAGACCAATTAAATCGCTCACTGTTTCTAAGTAGCCTGGGCAACTTAGTAAGTTGTAGATAACTGTATCTGGTTGACGAATATTTTGATTGCTTTGAATTAATGCAAACAAGGATTTTAATACTACAGCACGTTGAGCTTTACGTCCAAACTGGCCAACACCTAATGTTGTATTTGGAGCATCGCTTACCCAACGATCTGGATAGTAAAATGCCATTGATTCGTTGCCCATACGTGGGTTAGTATTTGTTACAGTTACATAACCTGAAGCATAACTTTTTACGTTGAATCCTGAGCGACGTGTGTTCCATAGCAACATACCTTTTGGATATAATGCAGGATCTGGAGCATCAAAGTCTAAGAAGTTACTTGTTAATAATGATACGATTGAATCTGGAGTACCTGCACCTGTTTGAGCACTAGCATTAACATCGTTATTGCTCCAACGTGCATCTGCAAATAGTACACCGTTACCAGTTACATGGTCTGTAACATCTAATAATACCCATTTCTTAGTCAAGTAGTTGTACTTGTAAACTGTTGGATAATTTTCTAAATCGCTAGTATCAATCCATAAATCACCATTTGCTAGTGATGCACCACCGCTTTGTGCAGTTGGCATTGTAGCTGAAATGATAGGACCCATTGGATCTGTTGTACCACCACCTACTTGGTTTTGTGTATAATTCAAATAACCAACCCAGTGTGTACCGTTATTAACCATAATATCAACTTCGTCGATATTGTTGTCGTACCACAATGTACCATTTGCTGGAACAGTTGTTGGAGGTGTTGTACTTGCTGGAGCAAATGCTGTACCGCTAACTGTGGCTGCCCACTGTGTAGCAATATAATGGTTGCTTGTACCAGTTGGATCTATATAATAGTTTGCAGTTGTAGTTGTTGAGAAAATCTTACTTAATGGAGTATTTGATCCATCTACAAAACGAATATCACCGCCAGCAACGTGTGTAATTGTGATTACATTAGTTGTTGTATTCAATGTTGCTTGAATATTAGGATCAGTAACTGCGGCAGTAAATGCTGTTAACAATGCTTGAGCATCAGTAACTGCACCAGTTGCAGTAAATGTAACTGTTACTGCGCTAGTTAATGTACTAGAACCAATTGCGCTTTCTGCAATAGTGAAAGTATATGTTGCGGCTGAGAATGTGCTTGATGTAATTGCATTAGAAATAATGCTTGTTGCACCAGTGCCAGTACGTCCATAAATCTTAAAGTTTGAATATGGACTAGCAAATTCAGCGTCATTGTACTTAACATAAACTGTGCCGACTGGTAAGTTTACACCGCCGCCGGTTGGGTCTAAGTTTGCAAGAGCTGTTTGGTTATTTGGATATAACGGAGCGGCTTGCTGAATCCATGTGCTAGTTGCGGCATTATATTTCTTGATAAACCAGTTAGCACCAGAGTTAATACTTGTAGTCTTAACCCAGATACTACCAGTTGGAGCTCCGCCTAAATAACCAGTTTGATCGTAGTAACCATACAATGGAACTTGATAGTGTGGGCTGATCGATAACTGTGGTGGTAAGTATGTGCCACCAACTAGTCCTAATACGCCTGGAGCACTTACTGTTCCAGTTAATGTACCACTAATTGTAATACTACCAGTTGTATATGACTGATATGTAGCAGTTCCATTTGAGTAAATGTTTAAATAACCGTTTACAACTGCGGCACTAATACCGCTTGATGACAAGTTTGTATTAATAGCTGTTGCCAAGCCACTAACTGTAGTTTGTCCAGTAACTGTAGTACCATTGATAATCAATGTACCAGAACTACTAATAGAGCTAGGAGCAACTGTAGCAGTAATTGTTGGCCAACTACATACCCAGCTTGAACTACCAACTTCTACCCATGTACCTGCTGGAGTATTAGTTAACGGTTTTTTAAACCATAGTTTGTTTAAGTTAGTAACTGCAACAACAGCATAGTCGCCAATTTGTCCAAAACTTGCTAATGGTGCGTATGTGCCATTGTTAACATAGTTAATGTTTGTAATAACATTTAGGTTATTAACAGAACTTTGATTTGTAAAAATCTGTCCACCTGTTGTTGTAGCAGGAGCACTATTCCATTGGAAAATACCAAAGTTAGTATCAGTTGTATCAAACCAATATGTTCCGTCTGCTGGTGGAGCAGAAGGAATAACAGTTGTTCCAACTAGTTGACTTGTGTCAAGATCTGCACGTACAACATAAGCACGATTGCTTACACCTAAGAAACTGTATGCGGCTTGTAGACCATATTCGTTTAATTCTCCAGCGTTAACTGGATTGTTTTCTGCATCAGTTTGGAAGTAAGGAACTCCAAATGTTGCGCCTAAATCTGCTTGGCTAGTTAGTAGATATACTTTACCAGCGTTTGCTTTTAGTGTTCCGGGTGCTGTGCCTGTTCCAGCACTATTCATCTTGTTTTCTTGCGAAGCGACGATAATAAGGGGTACGGTTCCAGGAGCCGCTGGGGTGTAGAACGATTCGTCTACTACTGTTACGCTAATTCCTGGTGAACTTAATTGAGCCATTGTGTTATCTCCATGAGTACATGTTCTTAATGTATTTATGGCATTTTGGCAAAACAGCGCTTATATAAGCCTGTGAAAAGGTTCTAAAAAGGCTTAAATAAAATATGAGACCATTGTGTAACTGTGGCCGGGCTCCGGTAGCAATTAATTACTATAAAAATAACAAACCGTACTATAGAACCCAGTGCGGTAACTGTTTACGGGGAGTTAAACAGCCTCGTTGGATGACAGCTGGGTATAAAAAGAAAAACACTTGCGATAAATGCGGATTTAAAAGTCCGCATTTAGAAGTGTTTGATGTATTTCACGTAGACGGAGATTTAAATAATTGCCGTCCATCTAATCTTAAGTCTGTATGTTCAAACTGTCAACGGATTCTTCACAAAGAAGGCGTGAAATGGCGTCAAGGGGATCTTGTTCCAGATTTATAAGTGCTTGCACTTGTTTGTATAAATCGTCTATAGTGCCATTGTTTTCTAAAACAGCATCGAATTTAGTACCAACCCAAGCAGTTTCGCTAGCGTGAATTCCTAATTTTTCCATCCTAGTTTTAGCCAGCATCCAATTCATACAACGATCGCCTGCGTTCATATCTGCGGCGTCTTTATACCAGTCAGGCTCTGGACCACGTTTTACACGAATAACAACACCGCCGGCATCTTTGATTGATTTAATTTCGTTAGGGAATCTGCAATCGCTAATAACAATATTATCTTTTGAGTTGCGTAGCTTGTTTTCCAAACTTGCAATCCAAATATCATCATGGAAAGCCTTGCGACAAACCTCTGTACCCCAGTATTGTAATACCCAACGTGGAGTTAATTCTGGCATGTTTAAACGTTCTGCCCACCATGGATCGACTTGTTCTCTCCATTCTCTGGCACTTGTAGTGCGGCCTTCTAGCATAACTCTATCCCAACCAAACACTTGTGCTACAGCATCTTTAAGACTGTTTGCAAATGATTCTCGTCTGTAACCGTGAAAATTAGTAAGATAATCGGCAATAGTATCTTTGCCCGAACCGATAAAGCCACACACACCTATAATCATAGAGATCCCCTAAAGTAACTCTAGTATATAACAGTTTTATTACAAGGTCAAGAAATTTCTTAGCCAGTTATGAAGTAATAACCAGTGCCGCCAGCAACTAAAGTTTCCAATTCTTTATCTAATTTTTCAATTGTTTCTTTAGCTTCGGCTTTGAGTGCTGTACCATTAAGTGTAATTGGACTTCCAGGGCCTGCAATGGAACCAAACTTGCTACGTGCTTCGCCCAACATTTCTTTACAAGTTGCCAAGGTATAGTCTTTCAACCATTGTTTTGCATAGGGATCTTGTAATAAAACCCAGTCAGGACGGAAATTATAGCTTTGCACTAAAATTTGTTCACCTTGAGCAAATGGACGTTGTAAAATATCTAATAGATGGCTAGTTGGTTTCCATAAAAATTCAATATAACTACCAAACATACGACCAACTAATTTTTGATAACCAGCAAATGCATCGTAAGTTGCTAGGCCGCCCATCATGCTACCTGACATCATGTAGGTATTTGTGTAGGCTAAGTTAAATGGTTCAAATAAAGTACCACCTGCACCAATACCACTTCTTGAGCCAATAGCTCTGCGAAACACTTGACGGACCGTGATAACTTCATCAGGTAATCTATATTCATTTTGATCTTGAATTAATTCTAAAAATAAGTAGCTTTCTTCTACAGAGTTTGGGCTACGTTGTCGATAACGATTCAATGCACGATCTAAAGCCATTTCATAGTGTGCTGGGTCTAACTCTACTTCAACCATGCCGTCGCCCAGCATTTTTCTTACATAATCAAAGACTTTGTTTCGTTCTGCTGTCGAATTTGACTGAGTTGACGGTGCTAAATCATCCATATTTTACTCTCCTTACATATTTAGCTAACGATAAATATCATTATGCCACGATTATCCTTATACAGACCAGAAAAAAGCAACGACTATAAATTCATAGATCGTCAAGCTAGCGAAATGTTCCAAGCCGGCGGAACAGATGTATATTTGCACAAATATTTAGGTGCAAATACCAGTTCTGAAAACGCTACTGCGGATCAACCTAACTACGCAACTACTAGTCCAACTAATATTCAAGATTTATTATTCTTAGAAAATAGAGATAGAAAATACGATCAAGAAATATATCGTATTCGTGGAATGTACAATGTACAAAATATTGATTTTAATTTAAGTCAATTTGGATTATTCATAGATAATGACACATTGTACATGACTGTGCATATTAATGATTTTGTAAAATATATTGGTCGTAAACCTATTAGCGGTGATGTTTTAGAATTACCTCACTTGCGTGATGATTTTGCACTTAATGAATTTGATATGAGTTTGCCTCGATATTATGTTATTGAGGATGTAGGTCGTGCTAGCGAAGGATTTAGTGTTACATGGTTTCCGCATCTATACAGATTAAAACTTAAACGTGTAACTGATAATCAACAATTTTCTGATATTTTCAATAAACCTGCACTCGATGCAAATGGTGATCCTGTAACTGACGGAACTACTCTTAAAGATTTATTGAGTACATATAATCAAGAATTGACAATTAACAGTCAAGTGGTTGCTCAAGCAGAAGCTGATTCTCCTGCAAGCGGATTTGAAACAAGACAATTTTATACATTGGCTGTAGATGCAACTAATGGTAAACCATTGTTAAAAACTGCTGACGAAGCAGATATATTAGCTAGCAATGTTTCTAATCAATTACATGCAAGTACTGTCAATGCTGTACCTCAACGTAGTGGATATTCTGGTTACTTGATAGGAGATGGTTATCCTGTTAACGGTTATGAATTTGGATTTGGTATTCAATTTCCTTCTAACCCTCAAATAGATGATTTTTATTTGCGAACAGATTTTTTACCAAATCGTTTATTCAGATTTGATGGATCATTAAATGCATGGGTAGCTGTCGAGGATGCAGTACGTATGAATATGACTAATAATGATACACGTCAAACATTAAAAACTGGATTTATTAATAACAATACTTGGACATACAACGATCAAGTTGCTACCGATGTGTTGAATTTAACAGCAAACACTTATGTAATTAATACAAAAATTGCATATACTACTGCACCTTATGTTGTATTAAAGAATGGAACTACAACATTAGATTATGCATTAGCAGACCATCCGTCATTATATTCTAGTTATACATATACTAACCCAGCTGGTGTGACATCAACTTGTTTAAAAATAACATTACCAATTGCTGGGTCAGCAACTAATTCTGTTGGTGAAGGACCATCTAATAATATATCATCTAATCCGCAGTTGGATACATTAGCAAGTAATACCGCCAGTGATACACAAAGAGAAGGTGTACTTTTAGATGTGTTGCCTGGACAAGAAGTTATTCCAGTTACCGGCCAATGGCTTGTAACACTTTATAATACACGCGAAGCTGAAAGACAAAGTGTGTCTAAAGCACTAAAACCTAAGGCGGATTTCTAATGCAATTTTTCTACGACGGGCAGATAAGACGTTATATCACACAAGTTATTCGTGTGTTCAGTAACTTTGTGGTCAAATATGGAGACGGATCTTTGCATCAAATACCAGTAATGTACGGAGATCCAGATCGACAAGTGGCTAGCATTATCAGACAGAACAGTGAAAACAAAGTCAATAGTGTTCCTCGTATTGCTGTTTATGTTACAAGTTTAGCATTAAGTCGAGACAGACTTAGCGATCAGTCTTTTGTCAGTAAAGTTCATATTAGAGAAAGAGATATCAATACTGAAAATAACACCTATAATTTATCGCAAGGAAAAAACTATACTGTTGAACGTCTAATGCCTACTCCTTTTGATTTAACATTTAAGGTAGATATTTGGAGTTCTAGCACTGAACAAAAATTACAAATACTTGAACAAATTCTAGTATTGTTTAATCCAAGTTTAGAATTACAAACTACAGACAACTATATCGATTGGACTAGTTTAACTGTATTAGATTTAACTGATATCAGTTGGAGTAGTCGACAAGTTCCAGTCGGTAACGATACACCGAATGAAATTGCAACATTAACATTAAAGACTCCAATTTATATTAATCCTCCAGCTAAGGTTAAACATCTTGGAGTTATTACAAAAATTATTACAGGAATTAATCAAGGATCTTCTACAAGCGGAACTTATATAGAAGGATTAGGAACTGATGTAGAAATAGCTACGACAGTAATGGGCAGTTCGATAGACCTTGAAATTAGAACTATAGATCAATATAAAATAGAAGTATATTCTACTCCAGAAGTATATCAAGGTACTGTTATACTCTTAGGCGAAGGTGATACTACTTACCCAAGAGAACCAACTATGGTTACTAATCCTCCAAGAGTAGGATCACCTATAGATTGGAATTTAGCTTTTAGTAGATATCCTGGAAAATACATAGCAGGATCTAGTATGATTTATTTGACACAACCAAACGGTTCTCAAATTATCGGAACTATTGCTATAGATCCAATTGATAGTAGTTTATTGCATGTAAATTGGAATCCTGATACACTAGTGTCTAACACAGGTATTGATAGCCAAGGTAATTTAGATAATGTAGTAGGGTATAACGCTTCTAGCAGTTATAGACCAAATAGTACAGGCACTATAGATGCTATTATTAACCCGCAGACATACAATCCGTTAGATCCTAACAAGCAAGGAACAACGACTACACCTACGGTTGGCACTAGATTTTTACTAGTAGAAGATATTGGTAGTGTTTTGAACGGTTCCGATGGTCCAGAAGCATGGGAAGGTACTGGTAATCAAGAGCTTATAGCTCATGCTAACGATATAATAGAATGGACTGGTTCTCATTGGAATGTTATTTTTAATGCTAGCCAGTATCCAGACACTATGGTATGGCAAACGAATATATACACTGGAGTTCAGTATCTATGGAACGGCGTTTCATGGAACAAGAGCTTCAACGGAATATATAATGTGGGCCAATGGAGAATAGAACTGTAACAGAACGTATTGTATGTAGCGGAGCATTGTTCTACGCTAAATCTACACGACGTTTCTTACTATTACAGAAAGCACACGGCAAACACGAAGGTACCTGGGGGTTAGTAGGCGGTACTAACATCGTAGGCGAAACGCCATGGCAAGGGTTGCAACGCGAAATCAACGAAGAAATTGGTCCGTGCCCGCATATAATTAAAACAATTCCTTTAGAAACTTTTGTTAGCAATGATAAGGTGTTTAATTTTCACACCTATTTGTGCGTTATAGAAGAAGAGTTTGTTCCATACCTAAGCGACGAACACTACGGTTGGGCATGGGCTACTATCGATCGTGCTCCTAAACCATTGCATCAAGGGTTGCGTAATAGTTTTAGTTCAAAAACTATTCGTACAAAATTACAAACAGTTTTTGACCTAGTGGATTTAATATGATAAAGAATGTATGCATAGTAGGCGGCGGTACAGCTGGATTAATATCGGCACTAATGCTGAATAGCGCACATCCTCATTTAAAAATAACATTAATCGAATCTAGTAAAATTGGTATTATTGGAGTTGGAGAAGGATCTACTGAACACTGGTCTACTTTTATGAAAGCTGTAGGCATTTCTCGAATAGATCTAATAAAAAATACAGGAGCAACACTTAAATCAGGTATACGTTTCGACAATTGGAACGGAGATGGGAAAACTTATTTCCATAGTCTTTCTGAAATGTTTAGTATACACGATTCCTATACTGGTATTCCATATACTATGATGCGACTAGTAGGAGAGAATGTAGATCCTTTAAAAACCATGTGGCCACATTGGATTGAATCTAAAGTTGCTGATCCGTTTAATGAAGTATTTGCACAATATCATTTTGACACGTTTAAATTAAATTCATATTTTCATAAATTATGTCAAGAAAGAAACATAACAATCATCGATGACGAAATAGTTGATATTACATTAGATGAAAATGGGTTTGTTGATTCATTAACTGGAGTAGATGGTGCTGTATACAACTATGATTTTTATGTTGACTCTACTGGGTTTAAAAGAATTATTATCAATAAACTAGGAGCCAAGTGGATAGATTGTTCCGAACAACTTCCGATGAATAGTGCAATAGCATTTCCTACAGGCTACAAAGAAGATATTCCAGCATACACTATTTCAAAAGCTATGAATGCTGGATGGAGATGGCGAATCCCAACACAAGAAAGATTTGGTAATGGCTATGTGTTTTGCGATAGTTTTATTAATGAAACACAAGCCTTTGACGAAGTACAATCAGAATTCGATGAACCGCTGACTATAGGCAAAAAAGTTAAATTCTCAGCTGGGTATGTAGACAAATTTTGGATTAAAAATTGTGTAACTATCGGACTTGCTGGAATGTTTGTAGAACCTTTAGAAGCTTCTAGTATTGGTAGTACTATACAAATGATGCGAGCTGTTATTCCAATTCTTCCTATGTGGGAAAGAAACGATGACGTTACTATCAAAACTTACAATAAAATTATAAATGAAATTGCCACTAACATTGTAGATTTTATACAGTTACATTATTTTGTTAAAAGAGAAGATACGGAATTTTGGAAATGGTGCAAACATAATATTAAAATGACAGAGTTTAATCAAGAGTATCTTGAAACTTTTAAAAACAGATTTGTAGGAATCACTCCTTTCTTTCATAATACTCTTACAATGTTTAAAGGTTTAAACTATGCACAAGTTATGCACGGGCTAGGTTTGTTTAATACTGAAAAAATAAAACAATTATATGACAATAGTCTTAGCCATCTGACTGCACAATCTATGTTAGACTTAACTCCGCATCCAGATTTTCTAATGAGAAAATATACTCATAGAGAAGCATTAAACGAAATATTAAAGGCACCTGACTCATGGAAATAAATTTTGGTCACGAAGTTATACCATTGTTTAGTTCTCCGTTATATTCTACTAATCTATTAGATAATTTAGACCCTACAGAAAGTTCAACATTATTAAATTCTTTAGAAAACATAAAGTGGAATAAGAATTCAGAGAACGAGATTAGTGAAGAAGTACACTGGTTGAATACTATAAAAGATACAAGTCTTTATAGAATGGTCAACTATCATCTGAACTATTATTTTTATAATGTATTAAGTGCAACTCCTGCCGCTAAGATTTACATTACAGAAAGTTGGGTTAATAAAACATCACCCGGCGGCAAACATCATAGACATAGACATCCTAATTCAATTATTAGCGGTGTTTACTATTTTAATACAAACGAAAAGACAGGCAATATTGTTTTTAGTACTCACAAGTATTCTACCGTAGAATATGAAACTGCTACGCCAAATATCTACAATTCAAAAATTTGGTCATTACAACCTCGTGCAAATACACTATTGTTATTTCCTAGCGATTTAGAACATACTGTAACAAAGAATGAAAATGATACTCCTAGATACTCACTTTCATTTAATACATTTTTGTCAGGTAGCATATCAAAATCAGTATTAGCGGCTTTAGAAATTTGATAACTACACAAAGAGGTGATATATTATGTTAGATTTTCCAGCGATTTGCGTAGATAATTTTTATGATGATCCGGATCAAATTCGTCGATATGCATTACAATTAGATTACGAAGCTTGCCCGGAAGGTAGTTTTCCAGGAGTTCGTGCTCCTATACATTTTGATAGCATGAAAATGCTAACTATGACTTGTAAAAGATTATTTTCCATGTTTTACGATTTAAAAAATAC